GTGCCAACGATTACCTGGTGGTTTTGGCTAGTTTGGCATAGGTGGATTATGGCACTCTACCGAGTACGACCGGGTTTTGAGCATGGCACGCGTGGCTGCTACAAAGCCGGGGACATCGTTGAACACACACCGGAAGAGGCGGCAGGTTTTGCCGACAAGTTGGAGTTGGTGGAAGTCGAACCGGCTCCAACTATCAAGCAACCGACTGACGCGCCGGTGGAAGTAGTGCCAGTTGTCGAGCAACCATTCGATGTGACCGGCTCCACAGTTGCGGCTGTTCTGGCCGCGGTGGAGGCTGGCGAAATCACAGCGGCTGATGCGCTGGTGATTGAGACGGCCAGTCGCAATCGGGCAACGCTTATCAAGGCTTTGCAGGAGTTGATCAGTGGCGCTGACAGCGAGTGATTTGATCTATCCAAACGGCGATCTACTGCCTTCCATGTTCCCCGATGGTGACATTAACACCGCCGTCGGGGTGTGGTTGGCAGATGCCATTGGCAAGACCGCCAGCGAATCGGCGCAACGCCACTGGGTATATCATCGCGCCTACACGGTGATTGCCAACCGTATCGCGTCCACGCCGTCAAACGAAAGTTCTTTCGATAATCACACCGTCGCTTGGTCTGATAATCGTGTGTCGGCTTTTGAAGAGAAGGCGACAAAGCATCTAGCCGAGTATGGCCGCATCAGCGGTGATGACACCATGAGCAGCACACGACCGGCAAGCATGAGGGTGTATTGATGGAATCACTTTGGAATGCGCTTGACGATTACCTGGCGACGCAGTTGCTTGCGGCGCTGGGTAGCGCTGGCAGCTACGCAACGCTGAGGATTACACAGGTTGACAAGTTGGCCCAGGTTGACGTGCAGGACTGGACAAAGAGTTACGCAGCGCCTTTTCAGATTGTAATGTCGTTTCAGTCGCGTGCCGTGGCCGCGGGGCATGATGGCAGCAGCACGATAAAGCGTGATGTTGAATATTCGGTTGTTGTGATCAGCGTCTGCGAAGGCACGCCAGCAGACGCCACCAGGGATGCCAAGATTTTAGTGCATCGCACCGAGAAGTTATTGGCTACACTCAACTTTGCCGGGGTTGCGGCGACCGATGGATCGCTGTTGCGGGGGCGTCCACGAGGTAATAACAGTATGTTTGCCAGCGTTGTCGAGCTATTCCCGCACCCTAGTCAGAATCGGGCCAATCTGCGGTATGGCGTTGGCACAACAGCATTTTCTATAACGGGGTTGACAGTATGACCAGACAAGAAGTTTTAGCGTACATTAGCGCCACGCACGGCGACGATCTACAGGCGGCGGGAATTGAACTCACTGATACGCCACAAAACCTGTTTTACGTGCTGTGGGATGCCATGATCTACGAAAGTGCCGGCGATGAAGCGCAAGAGGCTGAGGCGGATCGCAAAGTGGCGCGGTTGATTGCCGATAAAACGGCGGGGAGTTAATTAAATGTCGGCAACATCGGAAGCCAATAGTTTAGGGTCGTTTTTTGCCATCGGCGTGCAAGGAGCTAAGGGCACGGCGGCTACAACGCTGTATCGGTTGATTGCCACCGAGAGCAGCCTTGCGCCAGAGTTTGAATACCGTGACACGCGGTTGGAGCATCCCAGCGCCGGCGGGACAACCTCATGGGCGCGGGCGAACGTTGACCAGGTAACAGGCTACATCGGGCGGGCGTCGGTAACATTCCCGCTGCGGCCAAAGGGCATTGTTCCGGTGTTGCAGGCCACCGGCTATCAAGTCGCCACAGCGGGCAGTGGTACGCTTGGGTATACGCACACGCTGACACAAGGGACAGATGCGGCGCACAAGTGGATCACTGCCATGTGGAAGGTTGACGACAGCGACGGCGCTTACTATGTCCGTGGTGTGGATGGCCGTTGTACATCGCTATCTATCAGCGTTAGCACCGAAGAAATCATGTGTACCGCCGAGTTTGGCTTTTTGACATTGGCGGCATTTTCTGGCACGCAACCAACGTATGTGGCCGAACAAGCTGACGAGATCGTGCCTTGGGTCGGCGCTCGTACCGGCATTGTAATTGGTGGCTACACAGTGGTCGAGGTCATCCGTGCCGCTGAATTCACGTTCACCAACGCATTGCGCGAGGATGACAAGGCGCTTTGGTCGCAGGCGCGTGTCAATATGCAGCGCCAGTCAATTGATATTCAGTCCGCATTCAGCGAAATTAACCTGAGTGACAGTGCTTACAACGCCATCAATTTTGGAGCGGCGGCGGGAACAACGCCGGCTACCGCTCCTGTAAAGGGAAGCGTCGATGTAGAGTGGCGGTCAGCGGACAACATCAGCGGCACATCTCCATTGATCCCGTTTGAGTTTCAATTCATCGCCCCGTCAGTACAGTGGCAGCCGGGTGATGCGGCAAGCGCCAGCGGCGATGAGTTGATCACTACCAGCGTGGATGGCTACGTTTTGGGTGACGTGGCGACGCCATCCACCATTAAAGTTATCAACAATGTGGCGACCTACTAATTGTAAACAACCCCATGCCTAAAGGCAGGGGTATCCCGGAGGTTCCGATGAATCTCAATAACTGGCAACGCACCGAACCGGTAAGCCTGTTTGTCTCCGATGGGGAGACGGAACAGGAATACCGGCTGACCTTTGGCACTTGCAGCAATTTCGACATTGGCCTATTCAACCGTCGCCGCGGGCGTGTGTTTGAGTCCATGCGCACCACCTATGGTGACGACTGGATCAAGAATGATGAGGCCATTGTCATGCAAGGTGTCATGATTGCCCATGCAATGGTGATGGCGGCGCTCAAGCGGGTGGAAGTCAAGGATGGCGACACCTGGACGGAAACCAAGCTACCTGACGCCTGGTATGATGCCGAACGCTTTGCGCGTGAAGTTCCCGCCGGCATGATGGACGTGTTGACCGATGCTGTAATCGACGCTGGCAATCCTGCACGCCTATTCTCGTTTACCCCAAGCGGAGACGAGGAAAAAAAAGTGCTGCGGCTGACCGTGCAGCCGTCAAAGAACTAGCGAAGGCTATTGTCGCGGCGGAAGCGGCGGCGAAGGAAGATAAGCCGAAGCGACCGCCCACGCCGGCAGAGTTACGGGCAAAGGCGAAAGAGGAAGAGTTTGACGGCTTATGCGATCCAGGCTTTATCGAAACCGTTTATGTTCCCTGGTATGTTCTCGGCGGCGAGCAGCGAGGATTCTCGTACACTGAAATCGTGTCTATGCCACCCGCGCACAGGCACGATTTTCTATATGTCAATCGGGTAATCGGTGACGAGCGAGACAAGGCAAGGAAGGCCAAACCGGTGAAACCGAAGGGGCGGCGGTAGACATGTTCACCTTAACCACAAACGCAAAATTTGACGAGCTTGAACGCCTGATCGGCAAAATCGCCCGTCCCGGCGCTGGCGAAACACGGAAAATCGCCGATGGTATCCGGCAAGAGTTTCAAAGAAATTTTAGCGGCCAGGGCAGTGGTTTTGGCCGCTGGGCAGGGTTGGCGCAATCGACTGTTACCCAACGGCGGCAATTGGGATACAGTGGTGAAAGGCCCATTCTCGTTCGCTCTGGCGGCTATCGTTCATCCTTCGTTCAGCGCGGCGGCGACAACCACGAAAGCATCCAGACGACCGGCTTTGGGCTGATCATCGACGTTGGCAGCAATGACCGACGCGCCGTCTTTCACGAACGGGGTACGCGGAACATGCCGCAACGCAGCGTGACAATGCTGACTGATGATGGCGAGAACCGATTGGCGCGCATGGTTGACTTCGTAATTGAGCAAATCGAACGCCGGGAATGGCGGTAACTATTTCCGGGTTAGCGGATTAGGGCGCGGTGCTGGTGGCTCTGTTGACTCGACTTTGGCGATGATGGCTTTTGGCGCATCGCTGGTACGTTCGGCGGCAATGGCCTGGAGTAGTTCAGTTTGGCGCTTGAGCAATTCAACGATTTCGCCAACGCGGAAATACCAAAGAACTATTTCACGCAGGACGACAAAGGCGAATCCGGCCAAAAGTAGTACGATGCCTGCAATGATCAGGCCACTAGATGAATCCATGATGGTTCCCTTTCGTTTTTGTTGATTGCACTAATTTTAGTTTGCCACTCCATTAGTTTTTTGTCAACCGAGATCAACTATGCCTAGCAGAGAGCTAATATATCGCGTTTCAGTTCAGACGAGTGACGCGAAGCGTCAAGCGCAAAACATGCGGTCTGTGTTCGAGGCCGAACTGCGCCAAATCAATGTTGGCAAACTCGACACCTCTGGGCTAAAGGCCGCGCAGGCGCAAGCCAAGTTGTTTGCCGCTGAAATGGAACGCGCCGTCAAGGCTGGCGATCTGGGACAACTCGACACCTCTGGCATTCAGCGGGCGGTCAGCGAGGCGCAGGCGTTGCGCACGGCATTTGAGCAGGCGCGCAACGCCGCGGCAAACATTCGGCCACCATCAGTTGGCGGTGGCGGCATCCCCAGCGGTTTGGCTGGCGGCTTACTAGGCGGCTTTGCTGGTGGCATCGCTATCAACGAATTGAGGGAGTTAGGGCAACAGCTATCCGAAACGGCGCGGCGCGGTGCTGTTTTTCAGCAGTTAGGCGACGTGTTAGACGATTATACGCGCAGTGTTGGCACCAACGCCAGCGCCATGATTGACGCGGCG